CAGCGATCTGGACAGCCCGGACAGCCCGGACAGCCCGGACAGCCCGGCACCGACCGGCGACCGGCGACCGGCGACCGGCACCGACCGGCGACCGGCGACCGGCACCGACCGACCGACCGACCGACCGACCGGCACCGACCGGCACCGACCGGCACCGACCGACCGACCGACCGGCACCGATTTAACCGTTTTGCAGTACCGAAAACTGCGCTGAAACATTATGAAAAACAAGAGAGTCGTAATCACTAATTCAGGGTCGTGCTTTCGTGGATTGACCGGCACAGCCACACGAGAGACGGCGCGCGGGATGATCGAAGTCACATTCGACCAGCCATTTCACACTCACAGCAGCGCACTATTTTTCCCGCACGAGTTGAAAGAGATGGAGGGCACAGCGAAATGAGCACACAAAAAGTATGCGGTTCTTGTCAGTGGACAGAAGGACATTCATCAATCTGCGAGTGGTATAAGACGATCACTATCACGGAGCGCGAACGAGACACGATCATCGCAGCACTCAGACTTTGGCAGGAAATAAACAACCCAAGTTCGCGGCGGTTCTACGCATTAAACTTCAAATGGCGGGTGCTAGACGACATCGCGACGAACGGCGGCAACCACGACGCACCACTAGATGAGAACGAGATCGACATTCTGATCGAGGACAAGATCAACAGGTGAGAACGCCCAAGGCTCGAAGGGCTTCCAAGGCTCGAAGGGCTTCCAAGGCTCGAAGGGCTTCCAAGGCTCGAAGGGCTTCCAAGGCTCGAAGGGCTGCGACTTTTCAATGACCGCAAGGCGCCCGGCACATAGGCGCCTAAGAGTATATGAACGACGTAATCGTAACAGCGGAGTTCCGCAATTTCACACCACCACACAAACGCTTCGTTACCAAGGCGGGGCAAGGGTCGAACTTAGATCGCGCCGTCCGGGATGCAGTACAGAACATCTTCAAAGACGACAGGCTCAAAAACAAGAAGGCGGCGAACCTGCTGCCCTGCAAGATGGTAATCCAGATCGGAGGCTCAGTCGATACAGAATGAGGGAGCACACCATAACATCATCGCAAGGCGACAAGACCTACACGGTCAAACGAGGCGCCGAGGACTATCACTGCAACTGTAAAGGCTACCGGATGAGACGCAACTGCAAGCACATCCAATACGTCAAGGCTCAAGAGGGGGCAAAGTAAATGAAAGGCACAGCACTCAAAGGCAAAACACTCGACGGCATTTTGTTCGACGGTACATTCGAGCACGCTGTGGAGATAGGCAAGTTTCTCAAGTATGGTTTTACGATCGAGAACAAGACATTCCCGGCGCGCATCATACTGAACGAGGGCAAGACCAAGATCGAGGCGGGTGACTTCGTGGTATTAGACGGCGAACCGTTGACCAAGCGGATCATCAAGGCTCACGAGGTCACGGCATATTTCGATGAGGTTAAACCCGTCAAACCCGTCAAACCCGAACCGGTCAGGACGTGGGCTTTCAAATTAGGGCGCCTAGTCAAGTACATAACACCATAACACCATAACACTATGAAACAGAGACACTACAAATGCTATCACTGCCGCAAGATCAAGCCGGCGAACGAGTTCTATACGTCTAAGAATGGACGTGCAACGCCGCACTGTATAAGTTGCAACAGCGAGTCGGTGCTTTTCCGGCGGTACACGACACAGATCAGGCGCGAAGGCTCGACGGCTTTTCGTGAGCGGATCGAGAAAAAAGAGTCGCAGCTTGCTCTAATGCACAAGGCTCTCGAAACTCAAATCTGAAATCATCAGCGGATTCACTGTGTATGTAATTAGCGGCGAACGCTTGCATACAGAGTGAGTCCGCGTTATCATTTGTTCGATCCTCACAATCTAACGATGGGGAGAGCATTAAAATAGGACAATAGATTTTGAACGGCAACAGTTTTTCTGGTCGCGCGTTCGTCGGGAAGGTGAGCACCTAATTTGGGAAGGCGCGGACACACCCCGAGGTTACGGTAAAATGAGCATAGGCACGGAAATAGTTTACTCGCACCGGAACGAGTGCGTGGAGCCGGGTCACTTGATAGCCAAACAAAAGAAAAAAGCTAAACCCGCTTGACACGAAAAAATATACACTGTATGCTGATTTCAAGTCACGAATACATATAACGGAGTACCCTTCAAAAGATGCAGCGATCATTACCGCGAATCTCGCAGGGCTTATCAGCTAGATCACAACCACATACGAGGAATATGAAAAAACTAATTTACTTAGCTTCGCCGTACACAAGTACGCACGAGGCAGTTATCGAGCGGCGCGTGAAACAAACGCAGTTCGCAGCCGCAGAGTTGATCGAGGCAGGACACCTGATATTCTCGCCGATAGTTCACAGCCACCCGCTGAGTGAGCATATCAGTTTTGACTCGACGAACACACCGGGCGCGATGTCGCAGTGGATGTACTACGACAAGGCGATGATCGACAAGGCGGATGAGGTTTGGGTGCTGTGTCTCGACGGTTGGGATGAGTCACTTGGCGTTGAGGTTGAGATCGAACACGCGCTTAAGCAAGACAAGCCGGTACACTTCGTGAGCTACCCGGAGTTGAAGATCACCCGAGGCTCTGAGACGCGCCACGCTGCCGGGTCGTTCTACTCTCCGCAAAGCACCGGAGAACCACCAGCAAAAAAATTTGCGCCTGAAACGCATACAGTGTATGCGGGTGTCTGCGCCCTTTGTAAGACGGCAGCGATCCCCAAAGAGCAGTGGGCGTGTTGGAGCTGCTATCACAGATACTTTACTGATGTTTACCCTACTAAAACTTGTCTCGCCGAAGGCTGCCCGGAACACGACGTAAAGGCTGTGCCGCAAAGCACCGGAGAGCGCATAGACCGGAAAATCTGTGTAATCTGCGGCGAGAGCGTACCGGATGGACGTTACTGCGACTGCAAGGCTCATCTTGACGCAGCGCGTTTTTCACTAAGTGAACAAGCCAACTCGCTGCCGGACGATGCCGCCGAACGCAACAGCTATCCGATGGCGGACGGGCTTCTCTATTACTTTCCGAACGCGCTCGCCGAGGTCAGCAAGATCAGCAAAGCCGGGAATGAGCAACACAATCCCGGTCAGCCGCTGCATTGGTCGCGAGGCAAATCGACAGATCACGCCAACAAGATCATCAGGCACTTGATCGACGCGGGACGGGAGGACGAAGGCAGCATCGCACACGCCGCTAATTGCGCTTGGCGCGCCTTGGCGCTTCTCCAAGAGAAGATCGAGAAAGTCCGGGGTGTCCCGCTCCCGAAGAATGCGTGGGTGGACAGCAATGACTAAGCCGACACTCGTGCTCGCGTTGCGGGGCAAGAACTTATCGCTACCGTTGTCGAGGCTTTTGTGGGTGCTGTGGCGCCTAGCTACATACCCGCTCACGCTACTCGCCGCCTACTACTTTCTCGGCACCGAAGGGGTGCTGTTCACAGCGTTGTTGTTGGTGCTGACTAATCGAGGTCAACTATGAGCAACCGTAAAGAAATGATCTCGCTCCGCGCGGAAATCGAGAGGGCGTGGATCGCGCAGCCGACGACATACAAGTTCTACATCCTGTGCGTCGGCGGGATCACTACCGAGTTCGAGAAGGTATTCGAGGGCGCGCGCCACGAAGCAGACGACTACCTCCCGGAGTGGGATGAGTCGCCGGAAGATCAGGCAAGAGCGTTTCAGCAGCGCGTGATCGAGAAAGGCTTTAGGAAGAACGATACCAACACCGTCCTGTCACCGAACAATATCGTGATGGTGTGTTTCAAAGAAGTGAACGTCAGCAACAAGTAAATGAAGCTAATTGGATTCGATATTGAAACAGCCGGGGACGGTGAGGCATACGGGTTGCAGCCGTACAGGATGCTGCAAGGCGCCGCGCGTATCACGTCGTTCGCGTTTGTCGATGAGGACGGCACGGTTGTTGCCGCCAAGTTGAACCCGCATCAGCTCGACTTCACGGCGGCTTTTCAGCACTTACACCTGCTCTACGGAACAGACTTCGCGCTGATCGGTTGGAACGTGCCGTTCGATGTCGCGTGGCTGATCGCGTTCGGATTCGAGGAAGCAGTCCGGGCGCACCGGTGGCTTGACGGAGAAGTGTTACGCCGGGCTATCGAGAACGACACCACAGATAAGCGCTACGGTCTTAAAGCGACTGTTGCGCAGTATCTACCACAGTTTGCAGGGTACGAAAATGAGGTAGGAGGTAATTTCAATGAAGTAAACGACACGCTACTTAAGTACAACATACTAGACGCAGGGCTGACAGCGAAACTCGGGCGTATATTCATCGACAAACTCGACGGTGATAGGCGCCTAACACTGTCAGCCCTTATTTCCAAGGCGATCATCCCGGTCGCGAAAGCGTGGGTTTCCGGGATCGCACTCGACGAAAAGGCTGTCGATCATTGGGAGAAAACGGCGACGGCAGACAGAGACAAAGCATTCGCTGAGTTCATACACACCGCAGGTGTCCATCCGAGCGAGAACGCTGAGGCACAGAAGATGCTCGCGTCTCCGATCAAACTCAAAAAGTTCCTACACCTTAAAGGGTTCCCTGTCGAGAAAACGGACAAGGTAGAACTGTCGAAGTATTACCACGAGCCGATGATCCGGGCGATAGCGGATTGGAAGAAAGAGAACAAGGCGCTCACCACATACATCAAGGCGATCCGCAAGTCACTTGAGTACAACGGCAACGGTCGCACACACCCAAGCTGCCGACTTTGGAACACGTACACCGGTCGATTCGGCTACACATCAACCACAACGAAAGCGAGACTTCAGACCGGTATTGCGATCCATCAGTTCCCGCGTAAGACGGAAGCCCGGAACTGCATCGTGGCGCCGGACGGGTACAACCTGCTCGAACTCGACTTCGCTACCCAAGAGTCACGTCTGATCTGTGATTGGTCGGGCGATCCGGTAATGACCGAGATTTTCGAGAAGCAGTTGGACTTCCATACATATATGGCTGCGATCATTGCCGGGATCGACTACGAGGATATGCTCGACCGCGTGGCATCAGGCGACAAGCAAGCGAAAGAAGATCGTTATCTCGCCAAGGTCGTCAACCTGTCGTGTCAGTACCGCACCGGATGGAAGAAGCTGATCGACGTTGGACGCTCGCAGTATGACGTAGTGTTTGACGAACGGACGGCGCGCTACCTACACGGACTCTACCGAGAGACTTACAAAGGCATTCCGCAGTATTGGGACGACGCAGTATTCAGAGCAAAGTCGCAGGGCTATGCGGAGACTCGCGGGGGGCGCCGGGTATTTATCAGCGATTGGTCACGGGCGAACACGTGGGCGTCAGAGTCCACAGCAATCAACTTCCCGATCCAAGGCACCGGCGCCGATATGAAATTTCTCGCGATCGCAATGACGGACAACATCTGCTACGAGGCGGGAGGCTGCTATATGCTCGATCTCCACGACGCCGCGTTTTTCGTCCTTCCTGACACATCAGCCGGGTACGACGCTGCGCTCAAAATGCGTGACGTTTGCTCAAACCTGCCTTACGAGCAGGTCTATGGATGGCGCCCTCGCGTTGCTCTACCTGTCGATATGAAGTGGGGTAAGTCGTGGGGATCGCTCAAAGAGGTCAAATGAAAAAGTACACAGGAATATGGGTCACGTTTACGACCTACAACAACAAAATCTCGCTGTCGAAACACCCGACGGGGATACGTTCTATATCCCACGTGTTGACCTTGAAAAGATAGAACGGATCAGGTCGATGGAGTCTGAGGCGCTTACACACGAACAGCGTGTTAAAGATTTACGTGAGTCTATTAAAGACATTTACAGCGGAGAGTTATGACCTACGACGAACACTACAACACCACAATCATCGAGGCGCTGAACGCCGCCAAGGAAGTCCAAGATTTCCTGTGGGGGAGCGACCAGAGCATCTACGTCGAGGCGTTCGACGCATCACGTTGGGTGCCGCTCTTTGAGAAGCGTGTGAGCAAGATACGCGAGATCAGCCCGGCAAACAAGCATTGGAAAGTGGAGCTGCGGAAACGGCTGTTGCAGCAAGCGGCGCTGTCGATCAGAGCGATGATAGCCCTTGAAGCTAACACTGAGGACGAAATCTTAACGACGGGAGGAAGAAACAATGGACGAAATGGTTGACAAGACCTTGCAAGCCATCGACACGATCTATCGCGACGGCGGCGACCGAGAAGAAACACTCGCGATGCTCGAACGGATCAAAGTGCGTGTGGACGGACTTATCGAAGATTTACTTTAACAAGGCGTTTGGGCGCCGTCACTAACTGAAAACAGGAGTCAGCAATGAAATTTAGAGATATTTGGGGGCGTGTCAGACGCCACGTTGAGAAGTTGAATAAGTCGGAGCTTGAGGCGGGGGGCGACCGGATGATCGTGCCGAGATCACCGGAGATCGCTCGTGAGGTCGTCGAGGAATCACGTGCACGTGCCGATGTCCGTATCCACTCGCTCGCTCGATACATTTGGGTCAATCCCGGTCTGAATAACAAAGAACGCCGGACGTTGGCGGTACAACTCAAGAGAGGCTACACCATCACAGCGCGCGGAAAGAGACAGCCGTTATCTAATGAAGCTAAGAAGTTCATCAAGTTTCAGCTCAAGAACTCACCTAAGAACGTGCCGGCGCACCGTGACGCTAACGGTCAGTTAGCCACGAACAACCCGATATACGCGGCTTTCGCGGCTGAACGCGGTGTAAAGGTGGTCGGATGAGCACACTGAAACCGTTCCCAACAGTCAGCCCGTCGTCGCTGCTTGATTTCGAGGGGTGTCCGAAGCGGTTCTATGAGGTTCGGGTGCTCAAGAAGTACCCGTTCCAAGTCACCGAGGCGATCACATACGGCAACACCGTCCACGAGCAGCTTGAGAAGTACGTGCGGTTTGACACGGAGCTGCCTGAGCACCTTGCATATGTGGCGCCGATCATCGACGGACTGAGGTCACTAGGTTACACGCTCTACGCCGAGCTTGAATGCGCGATTCGCGAGGATTGGACGCCGACGACTTGGTGGGATAAGAGCGCTTGGCTCAGAGGCAAGGCGGATTTGATCGGGATCAAGGGCGACGAAGCGGTTGTGTGGGATTGGAAAACCGGCAAGAAGAAGAACGACCCAACGCAGTTACAAATGTACGGGGCGATCCTACACACGGTTCTCGGGCTGTCCAAAGTATCGAGCGCCTACATCTGGCTCAAAGAGAAGGACAACACTACGCTCACCGTCGATAACACGAACGTAGATGAGATCAAGCAAGACATTATCTCGCGCATAGCGCGAATGAAGGAAGCATATGAAAGACAAGAATTTCCGGCTCGAACAAGTCCGCTCTGCGGGTGGTGTCCGGCACTCGACACTTGCAGAGCAGCTGTGTACTACAAAGTCCAACGTGATCGAAAGAGACGTTAAGAAGCGGATCAAGCAGATCGTTGAGGCTATGGCGCCGCGCGCTCATATCTTTATGCCGGTGCAGACCGGGTTCGGCTCGCCCGATCTCGACTTTGTGATCTCCATCAGCGGGTTTGCTCTGCGGATCGAAGCCAAGGTGGACGGGAAGCAGCCGTCCGCCCGGCAACTACTAACCATCGCGGCACTAGATCGCGCAGGGGTTCCGGTGCTTGTTATCGACCAACACAACTTACTCGATGTCGCGATCACAGTGGACTACCTACTAGCAGGGAAAAAGGGAGCTGCACTTTGGTTCGCGCAGGGTCAGAGAGAGGACTACACAAGTTAATGTCACTCAGTAACTACCGATACAAAGGCGTACCCAAGCCGTTCTCGCATCAGATCGCGACGACCGAGTTCATCGTCAACACGCCAAGGTGTTTCGTGTTCAATGACATCGGAACGGGTAAGACGTGGAGCGCGGTGTGGGCTATCGACTACCTAGCGCGAGAGCGTAAAGAGGTCAAGCATATCCTGATAGTCGCACCACTGTCAACGCTTGAGATCGTGTGGAAGCGGACGTTCTTTCACCTAGACAGCACGGTATCTGTCGAAGTCCTGAAGGGCACAGCCGCACGGCGTAAGGCGCTGCTAGATCGCGCAGGTGGCTTATCACCTTACAAGGTGTCGATCATTAACCCTGACGCTTTACACATCATTCAAGACGACATAGCCGACGTGGATATGGTGCTTGTTGACGAGTCAGCAATGTTCCGTAACGCCAAGTCGCGCCGGGTCAAGGCTCTGAACACTATCTGCAAAGACGTGAAGCGAGTCGTAATGATGACAGGAAGCCCGTGCCCGGAGGCGCCGACGGATATTTGGGCGACGGCGAGGATCGTGTGCCCTGAGCGAGTCAGCAAATGGTTCGGTCAGTTCCGTGATCTCGTGATGCGCAAGATCAATCAGTTCAAGTGGGTCGCGCTGCCGGACGCACAAGAGACGATTGCGCTGCTGCTGAACGGTTATCACATCCGGTTCAAGCGAGACGAGTGTATCGACCTGCCGCCATCACACCACGCGGAGATCGAGGTCGAGCCGACCAAACAACAGAAAGACCTTATCAGGCATATCCGCAAAGAAGCTGTCGCATTAGTCGAGGAAGGCGCCATAAACGCAGCGAACGAGGCGGTAGTGATCTCGAAGATACTTCAGATCGCGTCAGGGGCGGTTCGGTTCACCAGAGAGGACGGGTTAGCTGATGTGATCGAGACGGACTGCTCGCCGAAGTTCGACGCTCTTGAGCAAATTTTAGAATCCTCGACGCAGCCGGTGATCCTGTTCGCACCTTATACCGCTGTGATCGGGCGCATACAGAAATGGTTCGGCGCCAAGGGGATACCCGCTGCGGTCGTGGACGGAAGCCGGTCGGCAGCTCACCGTCTCGAAGCCTTTGATGCCCTTCAGTCGGGGGCGATCCGGGTACTCATCGCACACCCACAAGCAATGGCGCACGGTATCACACTAACCAACGCGAACGTCGTGGTGTGGTGGACGCCGATTTACAGTCACGAGATTTATGAACAGGCGAACGGTCGTGTCGTGCGACCGGGACAAACGAGGGACACGTACTTCGTACATTTGACGTGTTCCGCTTTAGAGGCGCGCGTCCTGAGAAAACTCGACTCAAAAGCGAGTTTACAAGGGGTGCTTTTGGACTACCTACAACGGGAGGAAAACTAGAAATGGAAAGGGAAGATTGGGAAGCTCCAGAAGTGAACCGACCTGCGCGCCTGTCTGAAAGGGCAGCTCGTGTCGTACACGCGGAGCTAAAGCGAGGGGTATCAGAGGGCGCTCTTGCGGTGTACTTCGATACGTCCGTTCAAGTGATAAGACAGGCAGACAAATACATCAAGCGGTGTAACTCGATCCCGAGATACACGCACAATCCAAATCAATCTAAAACAGGGGGAAAGGTAAATGGAAAATGATGAGAAGCAAGAGGAAGCGAGAACCAACACGGTACTCGAAGCCATCAGCAAAGCCTCTGATTACAGCGATCTCGTAGGTTACTACGTTGATTTCCGGGATCAGAAAGAGCAGATCAAGAAGGAAATGACGCAGAGGATCGGCGCGGTCGAGGTCTTTATGGATCGGATCGAGGGGCGCCTTCTGGAGCTATTAACCGAGTCAGGGCAGGACTCCGCTAAAACGAAGTTCGGCACAGCGTATAAATCGCCGAAAACGTCGGCTCGTGTCGCGGATTGGAATGTGTTGATCGGCTATATCAAGGCGAACGACGCATACGATCTACTGACGAAAAACGTCTCGAAGGACGCAGTTAAAGCGCGTATGACCGAGACAGGTGAGATCGTGCCGGGAGTTGATCTCGTGACGATCCAAACGGTCGGGATTCGTCGAGCGTGAGCGTTCAATGGAACGGCACCCGCGCTTGGGAACGGAACAAGAAAGTTGCTCTGACTGTGGAGCAACTTGAAGAACTCGGCGCCACAGGGGATTCAATGACTGTACTAGCGAAACGCTTAGGTATCTGTCAGCAGCGTCTGTCGGCGATAGTCAACAAGAGCCTAACTAACAGGCAAGCATTCGATAAAGGAAGATCAAAATCAAATGGAAAACGCACTAGCAAAATTTAACCCGGCGGCGCTCGCCGGAATCATTGGCAAGGAAGAACTTGCTACTGTCAACGACCCGTTCGCAGGTGGTATATCCGGCGGGGAGTTTATCCCTCAGATCAGCATCCGAGGCAACCGCTTTCGACTGAAGATCAACGGCGAGGAAACCGTGCTCAAAGAGAACGCTATCGAGGTCTTTCTCATCACGTCGCGCCCGAATATCTCGAAAGTGCTCTACACGGGCGGATACAACCCAAGCGCCGAGAACAAGTCACCGGACTGCTCATCGGCAGACGGCACGTATCCAGACGCGAACGTGGACAAGCCACTCGCTGCTAACTGTCAGGTCTGCCCCAATAACGCTTGGGGATCGAAGATCAGTCAGGTGACCGGCAAGAAGTCGAAGGCGTGCAGCGACTATAAGCTCGTTGTTCTCGCTCTCGCCGTCGCGCCGGACAAACCTTTCTCACTGCGTATCCCGGCGGCATCGCTGAAACCGTTCGCAGCTTACATCAGCAAACTCAATATCGCCGGTGTACCCGCCAACGCTGCGCGCACTCGCATCAGCCTTGGGGACACAGAGTTTCCGTCGCTTGAGTTCGATTTCGTCGGAACGGTGGAGTCGCGTGAGGACTATGAGACGCTGACCGCTCTCGCTGAATCTTCAGACGTGATCTCTGCGGTACGGATTCAGGCGCGCACTCATTCGCCGCAGTCGGAGCCTGTGGTGCACATCGCACAACAGCCTATCGTGATCCCGACCGTAGCTGCTGAACCGGAGCCAGAGCCAGAGCCGGAACCGGCACCTGCGGCGGAACCGGCACTTGCTGATCTTCTCGGCGGTAAGCCGAAGGCGGCTAAGAAGTCGGCGAAGAAAGAGCCTGAACCGGCGCCGGTGGTCGTCGCAGAAACCCCGCAGGTCGCTGAGGAAGGCGGTCAGATCACATCACTCGATCAGTTGCTCGGTAAGCTGAAGGCGTAAATGAAACTCGTACCTCGAAAGGTAGCCCTTGAGAAAGGGCTACCTCGTTACTTCACAGGCATCGCGTGTAAATACGGACATATCGCAGAGCGGACTACCAAAAGGTCTGCCTGTGTGGAGTGTAACCGTAAGCGTAATCTCATACACACGCCGCACGACAGCTTGAAGAAGCGTGAACGGAATCTAAAGAGCCGTTACAAGATGGAGCTGACAGAGTTCGTCGAGCGGGTCGAGACACAGGCGAACCGGTGCGCGCTCTGCCGCAACTTGAGCAAGAAGCTCATCGTGGATCACTGTCACTCTCGGGATAAAGTCCGGGAGCTGCTGTGCTCAAGATGTAACACCTTACTAGGTTTAGCTGAGGACTCTATTGATCTATTACACGCGGCGACTGACTACTTAGTGAAGCACTCATAATGCAATTTCTTAATACAATTTGGGGCGACAGCGCCGGGATAAGGTGCGTTGTATCAGGCAAAGGGATGAAGCACGCCTTCTTTGCCCTTAACGACGACGTGGTGATACCCAAGGGGCGGGATGTGTGGTTTGCACCGGCGCTCTTTCTCGACCGCGAGCGTAAAAAGGACGCCGTGCGTTTCGTTAAAGCTCTGTGGTTGGACATCGACTGCGGGAAGCCGAACACATACGCAGACAGGATCGACGCCATCACCGCGCTCAGGGATTTCATAGACCACTACAAACTACCCGAACCTGCCGTAGTCAACTCAGGTAACGGTGTTCACGTCTGGTGGGTGCTCGATCAATACCTTGAGCCGGATAAATGGCAGCCACTTGCCGGGGCGCTGCGCGCTGCGTGTGTCGAGCAGAACCTTCTCGCGGATCACGGGATCACCATCGACATCGCTCGCATAATGCGTGTACCCGGAACCAAGAACTATAAAGACAAGGCGAACCCGAAAAGCGTTGAGATACTTAACGAGGTCGCAATCTGCGCCGTCGAGGACATCCGTGACGCTCTCAGCGGTTTGATATTTAAGGTCGAGGTAACGAAGCAAGCCAAGAGCGCTAATGCTGTGTTCGCGGTGGACTTACCACAGACCCCCAAGGATGCGAACCAGATCGCGGATCAGTGCGCGCAGCTTCGACTTTTCCGGGATACCCAAGGCAACCTACCGGAGCCGCAGTGGTACGCCGGGCTAGGGCTGCTGTCGCTCTGTGTGGATGGTGAGAAGATCGCTCGGGAATGGTCGAGCGGACATCCAGACTACGACCCCGCAGCTACAAGCACCAAGTTAGAGCGAGCGACCGAGTTTGCGCCTTCGACCTGTGCCAGATTCGCAGAAGTAAACCCGGATGGCTGTGACGGCTGTCCGTTCGCCGGTAAGATCACATCACCGATACAGCTAGGCGAGACAGTCACACCGATCAACACAGAAGTCTTGCAAGAATCGTCCGACACACAGATCGTCCCGGCGCCGAAGTCAGATAGAGACATCATTCTACCGAAAGGGTACTTGTGCGGCGAAGAAGGCGTTTACCTCGCGACGGTCGATGCGGACGGTGCTGTTGAGCGAAAGGTCATATTCACGCAGCCGGTTTGGGTGTCGCAGGTCGCAAAGGGAGAGGTCGGCGGCGGGTCAGAGGTCGAGCTGTCGTGGATCGACGCAAACAAGAAGCTGTGCCGGGCGTCATTCAAACAAGCCTTACTCGCCGCTGATGCCAACATAGCGACGTGGCTGCTCGATCAGGACATCAGTGACTACGGCAACATCAAGGTCGTTATTCAGTACATCCGCGCCGCGATCTCAGCGTTCAAGCAGCAGTGCGGCTCGACGATCGTGTTCGACAGGTTCGGCATCCACGAGAGCGGGTTTGTTGTCGGCGCCGAGATCATCACCGCTACCGGTCGCGAACCCGCACGAATCAGTCAGCGTCTCGATCCGAAGCGTGTCGCTAAAATGAGTATGAGTGGCACGCTGCAAGATTGGTCGGCGGCGAGTCGTCTGTTAGATAAAGAGGCGTTCTGGATGCACCGGTTCGCTGTATTAGGCGCCTTGGCGTCTCCGGTATTCGCTCTGACCGAGAACCAAGGCTCAGTGCTGTCTCTAGCCGGAGAGTCGTCAGGGGGCAAAACCACAGCCGCCAACTTCGGAGTGTCCGCGTTCGGTCACCCGGAAGCGCTCACGGTCGACCCCAACTCAACAGTCAACGCCTTCTTCGAGCATTGGCGGCAGGTCAACAACTTACCGATCATCGTGAACGAGGCGGCTACTATCCGCAAAGACCGTCTAGGTGAGCTTATATACGCCGCAGCGAACGGTAAGGCGCGCGACACATCAACAAGAGATCAACGGATCAACGACAAGGGCGGATGGCGCACGCTGACGATCTTCACGTCGAACGTACATCTTATGTCGCTGCCGGACACCGTGATCGCGGACGCCGAACGCAAGCGAATGCTCGAACTCACATTCAACGTCGAGAACAAGATGGACATCGCGACCGGTAAAGCTCTTGCTGAGGCGGCACGTAAGCATCACGGGATCGCAGGGCGGCTGCTGATCGAGTATCTGATGCGCTTCCGCGCCGATGTCGTGGCGCAGGTCGATGCCAAGGTGGATAAAATTCTCGCCGGCATTGATCCGGGGTATCGCTTCGGGATATGGCAGATCGGAGCTAACGCTGTGGTCGGCAGCATCGCTCGCAAACTTGGGTTGATCCAATTCGAGATCGACGACTGCATTGAGAACGCTCTTACAGGGCTGATCGAGCGCTCGCGCAACACAGTTGACCCGATCACGAAGGTCAGACAGATGCTCGACGATTACACGAACAAATTCCAAGAGAGTATCGGTCAGAAAGAAGCTGTCGCGAGCCGAGGTTGGTACAAGGAACCGCGCGGCGAGCCACGTGGGAAGTGGAAGATGGACGGCGGAGCACGCCCAATAGAGCTGTGTATCGCCATCAGCTTGTTCAACCAACACGCGCTCGAAAACGGTCTGGACGCGAACTATGTCCGACAGTGGGTGAGGGCGAACGGGGTGCAGACCAAGGCGGAGCGTTTGGCGGACAGCGCTAACCCTGTCAAGTGCTACGTGATCCCGGCGGACAAAGTGAGCTACGAGTCAGAGTAATACACATTGAGTGGACAATTCACACGATAGACGAGGCGGAGATGCCGCGAGAGCAGGCACAGGCGCTCGATCGTGTGCGCCAACTAATCGCCGAGGGGCAGGGAGAGGATCAGGATGAGCTACCAAGAAGAATTTATCACAGAGGAAGCGGGTATGGTGAAATACCGGCGCACAGAGGTCATCGAACCATACGGGAAGGTCACGGTCGAGCTGTATCTGACCGCCGCTTACCTCGACTCGACGCACAAGAACGTGATCGAGAACTACTTAAATAATGCTGTTGCAGACATTTTAACCAGACAGGGGGTAGAACGATGATAAAAGAATTTCTATGTACGAAGTGCGGAACGTCTTTCGAGAAGCGCTTCAATAATTTCGAGGAATTTGACAAGGTGCGGAACCAGACGCCTTGCACGAATCCCACTTGCGAATACACAGCGATCCCGATGGTAAGTCAGACCGCTCGACCGCAGTTCAAAGGCGGCGGCTTTTACGAGACAGATTACAAATGATGAACCTAGTTGATTTCCTGAATTGGATGTACGAGAGTGTCGAGCATTTTGTGATGTTCGTAGGCTTTATGATTATTGTTGGCGGGTGCCTCAGACCGAGCATTACGATCCGCAACAGCCCTCTTGCGAATGCGCGCAAAGAATGATACAAAGTAGCAATGCGCGATGATATTGTGCGATCCCAAAATACCTCACCTGCATCACCGCAGGGCATAACCGACATTCTACGCCGGGGGAACGATACGATTGACGGGATGGCGTTCGATGATCGTGGCGCACTGAACGTGAAACGACCCGCTCAGTTTGGGCTGAACGGGTCGAGCTGAAAACATCAGTCAGGGTCGTAATCTGAATGACGCCCTTAGAATAACTGAAGGCGCGTCAACGTGTCAATACCAACACCACCCCAAGCACCACAGCCGCCGACGTTGTGATCCCGGCGATCTTCTTGAAGAAGTTTTTCTTCTTGACCTCCGAGGCGAGCGCTTTCTTATAGACAACCACAGCCGCCTCCGACTGCGCCAAAGCTTTCTTCTCGTGGTCGAGCGCTTCACGCACCTTGGCGAGTTCTGCCTCGGTGAGTGTCTGCTCTCTGCTCTGTCGAGCCACAGTGTCTTCGTAGGCTGCGATCAAGGCGCGGGAGGCTATCACTTCATCCTTCGCCTTCTCACACAGCGAAACAATGAGCGCCCTATCGGTTGACGGGGTAGAGTCTTTCGAGGTCTGACTGAAGCTGACGTTCGCGAGAATCAAGATTAGTATTAGTGACGCCAACAGTGTTAGCGGTGTTACGAGTTTTTTCATATCGGGCTTTCCTCTCTTTAAGTGTTTCTTTGGATCGCGCGGTGTCTGTATGCGCTTCGATCCTCTGCTCTCGGATACTGTTCGCCTGCGTCTCAGCGGTGACTGCCTGCTGCTGTTCTATGTTGGCGTTGGCTTCGTACCTCTCAGCTTTCGGAACGGAGATAGTTGAAGGCGCGGCGATCCAGATATAGACCAACCACGCGATGATGACGACCGTGCAGCCGCCAAATACAATGATCGCTTGCTTGTGTTTGTTGATAAAGTCTTTAACCTGCATCACGTAGTTCCTTAATGTCCGTGCGGATGTTGTGCATCTCGCCTTTTAGATCGACGTACTGAGCGTTCACTTGGGTCATTACACCACCGATCGCAGCGTCACGCCGTCGTTCCTCATCTACCACAAGCGTCCTAGCGTCCGCTTTGGCTGCTTGAAGGTTCTCTTTAACGTCCGCGCGCAAGTCGTCGATGGACTTGAATATGTAATTAACCACGAATCCGATGATCGGGATCGCTACGCTCACTACCAAAGACAACACCCCTAGAACGAGCGACTGTAAATTAAACTCCGTCAAAATAAACCTCTCCATACCCTCTTTATCGTGGCTTTAGCTATCTGATAACCAAGTTGAATTTGTTTCCTGTAAGCATAGATCACACCGGCAAGGACGCTCACGAGAACGACGGCTGTTAAGACTAGCGCGATCTTACCTCCGGTTGTGCCCCACACTGCTGCAAGACCGGCGCCTAACCGTCCACCAGCGCGCTTGGCTACTGTCTTGAGTGCCGGCGATTGTAGAGTGCCTGCATACTTGTCAATGCCTGCTTGCGCCTTGTCGATGTCTATTGGTTTGACCTCGCTCTCGGCAGGTGCAGGAGGGGTGTAGCTCGGGTCGCTGTTTTCAGCTTCCTCGAATGTAAAGTCGTTGGGGATCAGAGTGCAGAGTTGCTTATGCAGCGCCTCGCGCTTCTCCCAATGCAGCGGGGTCTTGTTCGCGCTGCCACGATTGACAACGCCGTTGAGTTTCTTGATCTCGTCTCTGTCTGCAAAACGGTTGAGGTTGTTCTCCTCCCAAAAGATACAAGCCGACTCCACAGCGATCGCGATGTTCTCGCGCAGCAGTTCCGGGTGCTTGAGAAAGTTCACACCAAGGATGTCTGCCTTGGCTTCCGCTTCGCGCGGACGATCTGTGTAGTCCACACCTGTCAGCTTCTTCACAAAGCGCACCATCACGCGGTAGTAGTTCCGCCGCCCGGTAGTCTGAAAAACACCACCGCCTTTGAACCTGCGCCCGTCACCTTTCTCTGTGTTACCGAGATCACGCCTACCTTCATAGTCGGCACCTGACGCATACTCGGATGTAGTCTTGAAATAGTCTGTCTCTACGCCGCCGCACGACAAGAATGCCCGGAGACGCTTCGGTGTGTCGATCCGGTACTTCGGCAGAAAGATGTTGAGATTAACGATGAGTTCATCGCGAAGCCGCACAAGGTTGTACTTGCGCAGGTTGCGCGGCGATGTCAGCCCTTTCGTCGGGAAACATCGCTCAAAAAGCGACTTGGTAATCATAGCGTTTTCAGCTCTTGCAGGGGTGATGTGCGCCGAACTTCCCAAATTTCGACGCACATATATTGTATCAGTTTAAGCGCCTACGTGCAATGTCATCCGATGTTTGAGATCAGGAAGTCATCGAACTTCGTTGTTTGCGATGTGCCTGACGTGTTGAACTGTTGTAAGTACACGACCATAGCGTTTAGTTCAGTCCACGCAGGGATCGTGACAAGGGTGTAATACGTGATCCCGTCCGTGCTGTATTGGTACGAGAACCCGTTCCCTTGAATCTTGAACCGGAAATACTTGTGTACCGAGGCGTTGAACGTCTCCGTGTGAACTGTTCCGGCGCCGCCTGTGCCGCCCTGTTGACAACGAAGGTTACCTAGGTAGTTATCCATCAGCGGATACTTCGCGGTCGCAAATGCGTCGGACGACATCGCGAACTGCGAGGCTTTAGACGACGACCCTGTGACCGGTGTATCTAGTTTGATCGACACCGCGCGATCCCACAGGTTGTATGCGTTCGCGGTCTTAATAGAGCTGCCCGCTGTGTGCGTGATCTCCATCATCCCGCCTGTCTCAGAGACACCCGTACCTGCACCTGTCCATATCGCGCCGTCGATTGAGTTGTCGTTGAAATTATCCGCGACAATGGTAGAGACGGGGTTGGTGTTGTCCGTGTCGTTGACCCAATTCGTGCCGTTGTACTTGAGCACCTGTCCGGTGGTCGGAGTCGAGATGATGACATCGGTCAAACTGTTTAGGTCGCTAGCACCACCTGATCCGGGCGCTGCGGCAACCCACGAGCTTGTGCCTGCATCCCACACGAGTATATCCCCGTCTGAGAGTCCGGTAAGATCGACATCAGTCAGTGACGCAAGTGTACTCGCGCCGCCCGTCGTTGGATCGACCCACTCGGTATTGAAATCCGTGCCGTTGATCTTGGCGAGCACCTGCCCGGTCGTGCCGCCAACAGGTACGCCCACGCCATCTGCTCCGTCTGCTCCGTCTGCGCCTAGAATCCCGACAGTCTCCCAAGCTGTGTTAGCCGCGTTGCGAATCTTGAACGCGAAAGGGGCTGCTGTTGATGTGTCGATCCAACCGTGATACGCACCGACCGCGCCGGGATCAGACGACGCGACGTGAGCAAACCTGTGAACGCTAGTTAAAGCTGAGTGTTGTATATCTGGCATAGTTCCTCTTGTTAGTCAATTACTCGATCCGCCCCTTCAAGTACCCGATCTGCGCCGTCGATGACGAAATCAACTCGGTCGAAGTAGGCTGTGTTCTGCACAGACTCATAACCATCTCGAACAGCGCTGACCTTAAATATCAGTCTGTTCTGTGCGGCGCCTGCGTCTGTGATCTCTTGTGTGTTGGTGTAGTCCCACGATGTCCCGGTCACACCTGTCTGCGTGCGCAGCAGTGTGTTCGCGTCTCCGTACACCTTAACCGTAGTCGTCTGCCCGGCTTCAGGCGTCTCAGTGGGGTCTGTCTGCTTCCGAATGACTGTCGCCGATAGTCGGTTGCGGTTGTACCAAGCGATCCGGGTCGCGGTGCCTGTATCGGACGCAACCGGGTTCGCCGGGGGGTATGGTTTAAGTGCTCTGTTTACAGTGCTCATATCGTCAACTCCGTGCAAGAACCTAGGGCGAGCGCACCGCCTTGTCCGATCGAGGCGAGCTTCAACTTAACAGTCGCGCCTGACGAGTAGTTTGTAGGATCAAGCGCAAGTCCTTCCGAGAAGAACCACACCCTATCGTTGACCGCGTGCGTCCCGCATACAGTGTCGAGAAGCCCGCCCCACACGTTATCGAACACGTAGTTTCCGTCGCCGTCGATCGTGTAGCTCTCGTATGCAAGAATCTCGTCATCGATGAGTAGTAACCCACGCGCGCCTGCTGTGATCTCAGCCGGAAGTACGGCTGCCGGTAAGTCATCCATCCCCCAATCAGGTGTGACAACAAGCGCCGCCGACGTGTCATAGGCAGACGAAGTGTAGCTCGTGTGCAGCGTCCCGGTCGGTGTGAACGGGATCGTATTCAGGCGCTTCTCATACGGGTCAGTCCCCTCGTGCGTGTGGAGGTTGTACCCGAGCTGCGCGCCGTTCGCCGGCTTCGCCACAGCGAAAACCCGTGTGTCATCTGTAACGTGGAACGCATAAGGCTGTTCCATCGCGCGCTCCGTCGTGATGTTCGTTGCCGTCAACACCGGAGGCGTCCAAGTCGTGTTTGCAGGAGGCAGATACACCGTCTTACCGAGAGCGAAGATGTCTTGCACTGCTTTGATCTCGATGAGGTTGTTGGTAAGCGTGCCGTTATCGACCTCTGAAACCCGGAAGATCATTCCGCTCACACCGTACCGGGTGCCTACCCACTTGAACACAGCGCCGCCGTGCAGAGCGAACCCTTTACGGTTTAGCTTCAAGCTGATCGTCGCGAGCGGTGTAGAGACTACGCGCAGTTCACGCCAAATGACTTTATTCGCCGTCGTCGGGTTGGACACACCTTCCACTTTGGTCGTGGTTGAGCGTACCTCAAGCTGCCCGGACGAGTTTGCGCCGTCCTGAGCTGCAATCGGGATCGACTCAAAGTTTTGCGTGCGGTCGATATACGACATCTTGACTTCGTTGTACGTTTCAACCCACGCGCCGCGCTTATAACTCGTTACCTCAACAACGTCGTCATCTCCGAGTTCGAGGATCGTGTCGGGATCATAGTCATCGCGGCAAAGAGTAAGCTCGAACTTGCCGGTCGTCATATTGACGTTGATAACCCCGTCGATCAGATTGAGGTAGTCGCTGATGACTGTCTCAACATCAATGCCGGTGTCGAACATCCGGGACACACCAAGACCGTCGCTGTGAACGACCTCAGCCGCTGCCCTCCAATTATCGAGATCGAACTGCACAGAGCTGAAGCCGCCGCCAAATTCTGTGTCGGCGCGCGTCATAAACTCATATAAGGCGCAGACCGGGTTCGCGTCGTAGGTGTCGATGACGTGCTTCCCACCTGTCACACCTAACGTATTCGGACAGCGCCGCGCATCCACGCTGATCTCAGGGAAGTTCGCGGAGTTACCTACATACGCGCCTCCCGACTGAAGCCCCTTAAAGACCATCAGTACGTCGTTCTTATACGCAGGTGTCGCCCCGGACTTCGCGACTACATAAGGGTCAGGTGTTTGCGAGCCGTTGCCGTTGTAGATCACAACCTGAGCCTGAAACCCGCCGTTACCCGCAGCCTCATCTTCACCGCTAAACAACTCCGGCTTGTCAATCGTAATGGTGCCGCTTGATACCGATCCCGTCCACGCTTCCTTGTCGTTCAGAGTGATCCGTGTGATCTCATCGAGCTGCCCCCAACCAAGATCGAGCTGAATGCCGAGGTTGTACTTATAACCGATGACTTGCCGACTAAGCAGAGCTGCGCCAAACGACGCGATAGCGCCGATCACTCCGACCTTGTTCTTAATCGCTTTAGCTGAATAATCGCCGTACCAAATGCAGTTAGGTGACCTGTGGCGCACCGTACCGACCCACATAGGTTTGGGTCGATCCTCCGTCGCCGTAGGGACTTGAAACCCTTCGATGCCTGCGTCTTTCGGTTTAGGGCGCCTCGTTAGAAGCTGACCTAAAAACGTGAACGCGGCTGATATTGCTAATGCTACCCAAGGAAAAGCCATAGTGGTTTAGTGGAAACTCTTGAACGGATTCTTACGCGGAACCTTCGGGAACCCTCCGTAGTTAGCGCTGTTGTCGATCGTAGTGCCTTCAGTTGTTTTGACGATCTGACAAGTAGTGAAGTCGTGTAAGCAAGCGCCGCCGACGATGGTGACAGCTTCACCTACACTCAAATCCTCGAACGGTGTTAGCAGCTCGAATGTGTGGACGCCGGATGCTACTGTGTCTGAGACGATAAATCGTCGATCTCCGTTCGCGCGCTTGACCTGCCCGGCGATATAGTACCCCGCAGCCTGCGAGTCGTTCACCTGCATTACATTCCCGTCAAGCGCCTGCACGAGCACGCCGGTCGTAGAGAAATCGCCCTCACTCAGTCCGCAGTTAGAGTCGAAGGTAAAGTGGTTGCATTGGTTCTGAAACAGGTGCCTCAGCCCCGCTTTCTTCGTTGACGTTAAGATGTTGTCGAGCGTGATCTTCGCGGTGTTCCCTGAGAACTCATTGAAGCGCACGCGCCCTTGCCACGATAGACGGTAGTCAACCTCGCCGTCGTGGATACGGTAGAGGTACATCCACAAAGGCTGTGTGTCCGGGACTCCGACGAACATACGCGCAATCTCGTTCTCCCGAGGCAGTGTGACGGTCAGTTGGCTGCGCGAGCGCTCGTTACCGTCTCGAAGGCTGCTCCGGGATAGACCGTCAACCGGGACAAAGGTCTGTCCGCTAAAAATGACTTCAACGGCGCCGGACGTGTACGTGAACGACTCCGAACCGCGCATAAACCAATACAGCTCACGGGGTTCGTTGTCGTTCTCGCTAGTTTCAATAGATGTAAATGACATTAGTTATTCGTGAGCAAGTCTATAAAGCTAGTAGCTGTCTTAATGGCTCCGGCGCTCTCGTACGATAGCTCGACTGTATCCTGACTAAGCCGCACGAACTTGAGGAAGCACATCATTGGCTCTGTGGCTGCGCTGAGTCCAACCCCAAGGCTTGAGTCTAAGGTGATCGTCTCCGTACCGTCCTCGTTAAGCGTTGCCCCTGTGATCCTGCGGTACTTCCACCCTGCGGTAGTTTTGATCGCGATGTCTCGCCGGGCTGCCGACTGAAACGCGAATTGCGTGTATCCGCCGGTCTTAACTACGAAGGTCGTGTCGGTGCTCAAGGCGTCCGTCTGCAAGAAGAACGACGGTGTGCGCTCGACAAACCAAAACGGATTGAGCTTGCCTTTGCGCCGGTAAACCCACTCGATGAACTGAGGCAACTCATCTCGACTCCGAAGCTCCCTGAACGGGTAGGTTCGGCGCGGACTCTGGTCGCCGATAGACTTCTTTCGGATCAGACCGGTGCCGTTGTCGCTAATATCTTCAGCGATCTCTTGGGTGATGCCGATGTCCTCTGAGTAGTCGTTGCTTAGGTTAAAGACCTCTACATCTCGGTACGTGACCGGTGTGTACGCCGCGCGGCGGTTGCTGCTGATTTGATCGCTCTGAAGCGCCCACGCAAGGCGGATGCTCTCGACGTGATTGGTTATGCGCGAAAGATCGACCTTACTCTCAAGTGTGCCAAGTCGTGCCGGTGCGACCCTTGCGCCTTTGTTGTAAGCGTTAAGAGATGGTGTCCGCGTTGTGATCGTGCCTGCCGCTACGTTCGCGATCTCAAGAGTGTCGTGCGTCGTGCCATTAGTGATAAACAGCAACCCGCCTATATCGAAGTCGCGGCTAACCGTGTCTATATCGAAAACCGTTGTACCTTCAGCGGCGGATGACCGCAGCACCGTGACATCTGACCACAAAGGCACCGCGTAGGTGCGCCCCTGCCATCCGAACAGAGTGTTCTCAAGATAAGCGCGCTCTAACGCAGTCAGTGTCAGGTAACTCATCTCGAACCGGCGCCGGGGGTGTGTAATCAGCCCGAGTCGCTGTTCTTTTCCTGAGATGGCGCCTATAACATCTGTTTTGAAGTTGATCTGCTCTAAGACCGGCGAAACCCAATTATGTCGCAGCACAAACGGGATGACGCGCTGACCTACGAACGAACTCGTAAAGGTCGGACTCTCCGCATCTGTGAACGTCCACACAACCGAGGCTTCCAACGAAGGCGCGCCGACCAACGGGATCGACACTTCGTATAAGATGGATTGCAGCGGGTTGAGTGTCCCGGATGCCAGACCGTCCACGAGAATATCGCCGTTGATCTCGTAACCTGTGAAGGTCTTATCCGCGAAGTGCGCGTTCCACAGCTCAACCGTCCTTGCTTGATCTGCGACCAAGTTGCCTAAGTCGTTGTACTTCTCAATGACCCAAATACGATGGTAGTAGAGATCGGAGAAACCGGACTCCAAACACCCCTCTGCCTCATCAGAGATCATCGTTACGACACCGATTGCAGCGACAGACCCGACAACCGGATCAGTCGCTATGTCGAATATCGTTGCGCCGTCGATAGCATAATTATCGAGATCGGTCGATCCGTTAATATCTGCAAGCGCGTGTTGTACCCCTGATGAGACGATTGACATTATTCTTTAACTGCAAAGCCGTAATATGACGAGTGTCCGGTGCCGATGGACGACGGCAGCGCCGCCGCGTTGTTCTTGTAGTAGAACGGGAATACACGATAGTCATCTGAGCCTAGCGTGATCTGCTGTCCGGGCGTGAGCGATGAGATGCGTAGGAAATACACTCCCGGCAACTCACCGAGCGGAGACAGGCGCTCTGAGCCGTGTGAGGCGGTTCCGCGCTCAACGGATACAACGACAGGCATCATCACAGCGAGACTGTTCAGCGTATTCGGCTGAATACCTAACGTCGTCTCGTAGCGTTTGAAGTTATCTACGATGTAGCGCTTCGCCGCATCGCGTCCGCTTGAGTAGCTGTCTGACCAATGCCAACCTGTCTCGGAGTCCACTGAGACAGACACGAACGCCGGTGAGGTAGTCGTACCTACCTGACTCTGCTTCGAGAAGAAGCCGATGCCGGGAACGAAGCCGTTATTAGACTGCACAAGGTTCGACAAGCCGTGCCGCGATCCGGTGAAATACGCTCCACCTGTGTACGTGCCGAACTTAGCGAGCGTTCCGAAAACGAGCCACTGATAGTATCCTGATGCGTACTCAACCACCACGACGATTTGATCGCCGCTGTTGTGCGCAAAGAAATGGTATGCCGGGATCGCAGCGCTCAGTCCGTCGAGTCCTGCTGTATGGTATAGCGGCGCAGATGTCGCCGGTGCTCCGGGGTTGTCGAACCAAGCCGACCCGCCGGTAGCAGCCGTGCTCAAGTTCATCGCAAGCGCTGATACGTTCGTGTTTCCGCCGTCCTGAAGCGCTCCGCTAACCGTCTCGGCTGCGTAAGCCCGTGCGTTGAAGTACACCGAACCGCGATGAGCGTGGTAGCGCTTACCTGTTCCTTCAGTTGCAAACGAGTCCGTCGTCCACCCGTTCGCAGCCATAAACACTTCGAGTTTTGTGATGAGGTCAACGACCCCGCTTGCTGATCCTGTCTCGTACATATTACACCAATTTCAATGCTGCGTAGTCCGCTGCGCCTGATCTGAAAACATTCGGGATCACAACGTAGTCGTCGCTCCCAACAGTTACCACGTCCTCGGCTGAAACGTCGAAACCTGCGATGTGGAATACCCCGTCTAGCTCCCCAAGTCTATTGACGTTAAGCGACGGTGAACCTATGTAGCTCTGAAATTCGACAGGTGTGAGCACCGGTGAACCGTCGAGAGCTTGTCGCATCAGCGTTATATCCGCTTGATTGTAAGGGAACATCCCGGTCGTGACGCCGCCTGAGCCGTTAGAGGCATCGCGCGCCGAGTACCACGATCCGCCGGGCATTCTAAAGAACATCGTGCCTGTGCCTGAAGTGTTCAAGCCGTTCCAGAAATTGCTCGACTGATTATCTGCGACTGAGTACCGCGCCGTGTTGCTGAACGTGTCCACTCTCGAACCGCCGATAGCGAGCGGGTACGGGTACTGATTCGGAGAAGCGAACGGTAGAAAGAACCCGAGGTAGCAGGCTTGATACGTCGTGCCGACTTTAGCGACGACGATGATCCGGCGCCCACTCGCGATGAACCAATACGGGATGCTTGAGTTCCACAGAGGCATCGACACGTGTCCGAAGCCGTTGACTGCTTGGATCGCGCCCGGTTGGTCGAGAAAGGCGTAACCGGACTGATAAGCTGTGTAGCCGTTCAAGCGCCACCCGTAGCTATCTGCCCCGACGTTTGCGTACTTCTGTATCGCGACGATGATCTCGTCTGTGCCTGATCCTTCGCCTTGCAACACGAGCTTGTCGCTTGTGTCCTCTAACGAAGTCCAACCGTTCGCAAGGGCGAAAGTCTTGAGCTTCGCAAGCAGGTCTGCATAGTCTGTTGCGTGCGGCGTTGTCGAGCCGTCACTTATCTGAATCGCCATAGTTAAACTAACCTCTGTACTAATCCGGGATTCTTACCGATCACGTTAAGGATGATTTCCTCGCCTGCTGCGCTCGATAGGAAGTCTGCGACCAAGGAAGGATCAATCGCGTTGACGATGCGAACACCGCTGCGCCCGTTACCTTCCACACCGGCAGGGAACCCGCCTGCTGCGAAACCTGCAACGCTAATGCGCGGCATAAATGATCCGCTAATGATCGAGTTAATCATCGACGCACCGTATTTACGGACACTCGCAGCAGGGATCACGCCCTCACCGTGCGACAATGCAAAGATGCCTGCCGTATCTGAAACACCTGTCCCGGCGCCGCTGATGATACCGCCTTCCGCTTTCTTACCGAAGATGAGTCCACCGAGGAAGCCCCCGATACCACCGGAGTCGCCGCCGGTGAGTCCGAGAGGGGCGAGTACAAACTTCAGCAAAAGCGCTTGCGCAATCGCCTTCGCGATCCCAAGTAACAAGCTCGCGAGTAGTTGTTTGAACGCATCTCCGATCGACTCCGTACCGTTCTGAATGGTGTCGATGAAGGTCGAGAACGATCCGCCAACCGTGTCGTTAATACCTTGCGCGAACGTGATGAAGTCCGCGTTCACGGTGTTTCGCATCTCCGCGAGTTTCACCTGCGTCTCCGCGACCTTTGTTTGAACCTGTAAGTTCGTCTGGTCAAGCGCCTGAAGTGCCAGAAGCTCCGCCTGAAGCGCCGCGATCTGCTGCTGTTGAAGTAGCAGGGTTTCGCGCTTCGCCTGATTCGACGAAATTTCACCTGACTGCCGGCGCGCATCTACTTCACTGATAGCCGTCGCGATCCGCGTCCCGTCTCTTTCTTCTTGTGCTCTGATGAGCGCGAGTTTATCGAGGTCGGAGTTTAGTGCTGCGATAGCGCGACGTAGCGCTTCGACGTTCTGAGCATCCTCCGGGGTAGCGATCCCTTTGAGTTGGAGGTCTTTAAGGATAGCTTGCTGCTCTTTGTACGCCTCATTGAGCGCTGCGACGGCTTTAACTTTCGCTTCGGTGTTCTGAGCTAACGCTGTGCTGAGGTCGATCCGTCCGTTCTCGAAGTCAGTCTGCGTGCCTTCGCTTGCGAACTTGAATGCGTTCTGTGCGCGATCCACTTGAGCACCAACGCCTTTGATCCGGGCAAGGTTCTGAAGCCGCTCCATCAACTTAATGAACAGCCGTGCTTCCTCTGATAAGTCCTCGAACTTGATACCTGCGTCCGCCAACAGTTGCGGGATCGCTGAGGCATCTACACTTGCGGCTTTATAAATCTCGCTCGCAAACTCTTTAATGCCCGGCAGTGCTTTGTTCGTCTCCGTGAGAATCTTCGGAAACTCGTCAGCTACGCGCTTCTGAAGGTTGTTCAGCTCGCTCAAACCGTCGTTACCTGCGGACTGTCCGAACTCCGCAGCAAGCCCGTCGAACAGTGTTTTGTTCGCGCGCGCCTGCTTCTCAGTAGCCTCGGTCGTGCCTGCCGTGATGTCCGCACGCTTCTGTTCGATTAGACTGAGCTTCTGCGTGATCTCCGCAGTCTGTTCGAGATATTTAGTGTACTCGATAGCCTGTTTGATCGTGGTCGCGTCTGCGGATGCCAGACCATCCGGCTGCTCTGTCAGACTCTTGATCTTCTCGATGACCGAGGTAACTTCCTCGTTAGTGATCGAGAACTTACCTGCGATCGCGCCGAGGTCACGGTTGAGAGCGACTTCAGCGTATTCACTTTGCTTCTTAAGGTTGTCGCGCTGATTATCGAGGTCGGCGTTTTCGATCTCAGCTTTACGCGCGTAATACTGCTCTGCTGAAAGTAAGCCTTTATCGTAGCGCCGCTGCTCTAACTCCAACAGAGCTTTATTCGCGGCAGTCGCGAGTTCAAGGACTCGATTCGAGTTAGCGATCTGATACTTCTCGATCTCATTGTAGAGCCGCTGCGCGTCCCGGATACGCTCACGCTCTGCGCGCTCTGCGCCACCCCTACCACCACCGTCAGGGCTGTTTTTATTCAGGTTAAGGCGCGGCGTAAAGCTGAAGTTGCTCTTACCTCGGTTGCGGTCGAAGGTCGGGAACTTCAAGCTGTTTTGAGCGTTAAGCGCCTCATCGAAGCTCTGAAAATTATTGTGGTTCTGGACACGATTGTATCCGTTCTCGAACAGTTGCGTGCCAAACTGATCCTGCTTCTCCGCAAAGTATCCTACATAAGACAACGCAGTTCGTAGGTACGATGTAAAGACTGTCACGCGCCCGATCCAACGGTCGAGGATGTCTAGGATGGCGTTCATCCCGTCCGTCAACCATTTAACCGGATTAAGTAGATACAGAACACCGCCGATCGCCTGCTCAATGTAGCCGATGATGACGTTAATGATGTCTCGAACAAAACCGACAAACAACGCTAGGTATTGGAACTTCTCCGTCCACGTCCCGGTGCGCCCGGCTGCTGTGCCTATATCGCCGACGATCCCAAACAGGTCTGCCGCGATCATAGCTACCTGCTCGACGATCACGTACAAGCTGACTATAATGCGCTCAACCGCGTCTCTGTTCTGATATAGGTAATCAGCCCAATAGGTGATGTACTCGAAGATCGACTTGACAAGCGCCAACATACGCTCACCAAGGAAGCCGAGAATATCCCCAATAATCGTAGCAATCTTCTCGAACGTCGGTGTAAGTTTTACAGCCTCACCGCTCAGATCAACAACTTGACTGATGAAGAATCCGAAGGTTTCCTTCAGCTTGTCGAACAAAGGGAGAGTGGACTGCGCCGCAAACACCTTGAACGCATCTGTGGCGTTACTTCCAACGGCTTCAAACGACTGACTGACCTGATCGGCAGACAGTCGGAACACCTTCATCTTTTCTTCGAGGAAATCAACAAGCGTGCCTGCCTCTTTGTACTTCCTCAGTTGTTCGTTGATCTCTTTTGTCCCGAGTCCGGGGAAGATCACGCGCGAGAGTTGGTTTCTGACCGTCGTGTTGCCGGTGAGAATCTGTTGGATACCTGTGTTGACCTTCTCGACGTTGATGTTCGCGGCGCCTGCTGCAAGCGCAAAGTCCTGCGTGAGTTGCAGGATTTGTTCGAGATTGGTCTTGAGTCCCGCCGATGCGATGACCGACGAATTAAAGAAAGTGAGAACGTCTTGGAACTCGAATTTCGTCTCAATCGCCGACTTCTGAAGCGCGCGCTCAAGTTCCTCTGACTTCTCAAGTGATGCGTTAAACGCTTGAAGCGGATCGAGAAGCGTGCCCTGAGCGTCACGCACATCATACGTGTTAGCCACAAGGGTTGCGATCCCGATCCGCGACGACTCGATAACCGCGTTGAAGCGAATACCTTCCTCGATAAAAGAGGTAAGAGCATTCGCGCCAACGCTCGCCACACGCTCAAGTCCATCGACTAGCTTGCTGACAGCAGCGCTCGCGACTCCCGCCGCCGAACCCGCTTTCAGGAAATCACTTGTCAGCGACTTCGTGCCGCTTTTACCCAAACCCTTTACGGCGTCTGAGTACGACTTGATCTCGTTAAGACCATCAATGATGGTCTTAATCTTAACGACAATTTCCTGTTCAACTCTAGCCATTACGTTTCCTTAGCGATCTTCGCGACGGTTTCTTTGACTGACTTACCGGTGCCCTGAGCACCTACATAAACACTGCTGACAAGCGCTGCCTGTTCTCGCGCCTTAAGCCGTGCCGCCGCCGCGCAGAATACCTTGAACTGTCCAAGCGTGTAGTTCTGGATGTCCTCCCACTTGTGCCCCACACTCAGCAGAAGCGTTACTCCGTCTGACCAAATGTGCTCTCGATCTTCGCTTTTAGTTCCGGTGCCACGTCCGAGAGTAGCGGCAGCACCTTCTGGACGAAAAAATCTTTATTGACCTCGACCACTGCCATCACCACCTTCACACCTTCATCGAGATCAATCGTGTCGAAGAACTCCGCATTCTCGTCCGTAGCGAGTTCTAGCAACCCGAAAATTTCGTCTGGAATCTTACCGATGATGTGCATAACCCACAGGGTAAGCTGCATTGGGTTTGCGAGGTCGATCCCGGTGTTCGGTAGGTTCCCAAGGATCGCTGTGAGTAGGCTCATCGCCTGCGCCCACCGGCGCATAGGCATCGGGCGCACAAATACTTTCTTAGGTACGCCGACCTCTTTCTTCTCTCCGTTCTCAGCGACAAGCACCCTACGGCTCATCACGTCAACTGTGATCGTGCGCTCGTTGCGCCCTTGCATTTCAACTAATTCGTTCTCTGGATTCTGTGTATTCATAATTGTTTAGCGGTGCATTTAATGAGGAAGTTGTGGGAGGTTGCGGGGTGTTGAATACACAGTACACCCCGCGAAACTGTTCTAGGAAAATCCTAGAGTTGAATGATCCGACCGTACCCGCCGAGAGCGTTGTTGCTGACACGGGTATCGTCGCGCTGAAGCGCGCCCTTCAGCTCAAACTTCCCGAAGTCGTCACCGATCAGACTCAAGTCTGCGACAGGATCAAACTGCACGATGTAAAGCTCCACAAGGAACTTCTGCGATGCGCTCGTGCCGGGGTTGCCGAGATTAAGACCCTCGAAACGCAGGAAGCGCGTAGGCGCCTGCTGAGTCATAAACGGAACCGAAACAGCGGCGCCGCGATCGAACGACAGCTCGAACGGCTGTGTGTAACCGGTAACGTCCAAGAACTGAATCGAACCGAAACTCTCGTTCAACGTGTACTTAGTCGTCGGAACCGTGACCGGACTACCGGCGGAGTCCTGCAACGACGTGTTAGAGAGGTTGAACCCGTTCGGGATCACGTGAGACTCCCCGGCAGTGATGCCTGTCGGAAAAATGTGTGATTCCGAAGTCGCGGCTGCGATTGTGGACTTGCCGCCCCACAGCAGCAGAGCCAGATTGTCGGCGCTCATAGACTCAAGCGTGACGCTCATTTCCAAAGCCGACGACTTGACTATCGAGCGGTCGCGGGAGTTAGTGCCTGACTCCGACTCGAAGTGCTCGATGCGATCCGCAGAGCCGGAGATTTTCAGCTCCGGGCAGTTACCGAGGTATAGAACTTTGCTGACAGCGCCGTTCCCGTCCCGTTCGGCAAGACTTACCTTGCCCTTTCCAAAAAGATATTCATTCATTGTTTACGACCTCTCGTGATTGGTTTCTAAATTATGGATTTGAAGGCTAGTGTCGGGTAGTCGATATAACACTCGACGATGCCGCCTGCGACTTTCGCAGATTTCTGTTCGACTACCGACCTCGATATTCGTGGGCGCGTGTTGCTCGTAATATCCGCCCAAACAGACTCACGACCTTCACCGAGCGCTGCCTCTACATCCGCATATGCTTGCCAAAGTTTTGTAACGGGGTCGTCCTCGGCAAGTACGATTTCGACCTGAATATGAAGCTGTCTCAAGACACGCTCCGACCTCGATTCTGACTCAATTACCGGTTCGTCTAAATCCCGAACCACAATGCCGTTCTCCCCCGGAGGGAAAGCGACCGCACGCCAAGGGAACACCTTAGCGCCGAAGTCAGTGAGATAGTTAGCTGTCTCACCGTAAAGCGTGTACGTGTTCGTCGTTCTAATGCGCCTAAGCTGACTTACGACGCGCTCGAATATCTCTTGACGTGCGATCATCGGCTTAAGCGGCTACTTTCATCTGCCATTTGCTGCCGTCGGAATAGAACGACTTCGTTCTACCTGTGGTGTGCGTTGTGTTCGCGACACTGCCTGCCGGGGCGCTCGTGGTGGTTACGTTCTCCGTGATCGCGGTGTTGAAACCGTAATGACGGACAGCGCCGACCATAACATACGCGCCCGACGTTCCATCGCCGATCACGTTTCCATCTTTATCTGACTGAACTGACATTTTCTTACCTCTCTTATATCGAATTTAATGATAGGCGGATCGTCGCAAGTCCGGTGCCGTCAGGCTCCTTCGATGCAACGAACCAATTAACTGTGTTGACCGTAGCTACATCACCGATGCGCACATCCGCTAAGTGATCTTCTATACCGAGCAGAGTCACGTCCGACCCTTGTACGGTCGCCTCGTAAAACTTCTCGTCGTAGAATGATCTGTCATATACGTTCGTCTCCGACATAGGTGCATCGCGGATCAAGGTCGTCGTTGCCACAGGATCACCTGCACGTGAGAATGTGACTTCGATCCCGAAATCCTCGAAAAACAGCCCTAAATCTTCAGCAAACATATATAGTTATCGACGCCTGCCCTTCGGCATTTTCGGTGCTGAGTCCTCGGTGTCCTCGGTGTCCTCGGTCTCGACTACCTCAGCCTCAACAGCCTCAACAGCCTCTTTCACGTAACCGTAAGGCTTGAGAAAACGGTAGTCGTCATTACTGACCGTCACCACTTCACCTTGCTTCACGTCACGCCCGACACTCGCGACGAACGTCCCGATGAGGACTTCGACCGTGTGTTTGTTACCGGCATTTGGATTTGCGCTGCCGATGAGTGCGCCTGCATTTTCTGTGTTAAGTCCCACGATTTACCTCCCTGTTTAGGGTTTTAGGGAAGGGCGCCGATCGACTCCCTTCCCTGATCTCGATTCCCGCCTTACGAGAAGTCGGTCATCTTCTTGATAGCCTGCGGGTAGCGAACGGCAACGTCCACCATATGCAAGCCACGAACCTCGATACCACCGGCGCCGAACGTCGAGCCGTACTTATTGGCTTCGATTTCGAGGATGCCCCACTCACCAAGGATAATGGTTGAGTAATCGCCGAACGCCAAGGTATTAGCCGGGAACGCGGTCGAGTGGTCGATGCTGAATCCGTTGAGCTTACCGTTCTCGATCAGGTAAACCGGGTACGTGGTGCCGATCTTCGGACGCGACTCAAGCGTACCGATAACGGTCGGGTTCGTGAGCCACGACGGAGTGCCCGGCGCGTTCGAGTTGCGGAACGCGGTGTTGAACGCAACTGCGTCCGCCCAAGCGAAATCCGAACCGACTTTAGTGATCGCCGATACACCGGTCGTGTTCAAGAAACCGGTAGGTTCACCGTTTAATCCTGAGCCGTTGATGACCGCCGCATCAATAGTGCGCGCTAGGACAGCCGCGATGTCACTCTTAACGAGTTGGTCAATCGACGGCGCCGACTGAATCAACAGTTGCCGCGTAAACTCAGTGCGAGCACCGCAGGTCTTGGGTGACATCGTGAGCTGACCAAGGGTGAGCTGCGATTTCGTCGGGGGCTGACCTTCCGATACCCAATAGCCGGTCGATGCGCCATCCTGACGCGGGATCGACGGGTTGCCGACAAGATCGCTAAGTACCTGAACACCTGCTTTAAGCATCAGCATCTTCGAGCGCAGCAAGTCGATGAACGACTGCGGCATATGATCCGTTGAGACGAGATAACCGCCTGCGGAACCGCCGCCGCCAACCGACAAATCACGCTGAATATCTTGATCCTTCTGAACGTCGCTAGGGACGAAGAATCCGCTCGACGGTCGGTTAAGACGCTTTGCAATTTCCTCGTGACACTCGCGCTCGAACTCAGCGTGACGCCAATCGCCATCTGCCTGAGCCAGAATCGCCCGGCTGATCGAGTACTCGCGCTTCTGCTTGGCTGTAAGATCAAGCTCCGAAGCCGGTCGCTCTGCCGGGGCTGCGTTTGTAGCAGGTGCCCCTGCGCGGTACTGCTCTGCGAGCTTTTCGCGAAGCATTTCGACGGTGCCTGCGGGGTCGTTCGCGATCTGACGGACAAGGTTGATGTCCGCACCGAACTTCTGACCGTAAGCCAAAATCTGATCTTCGCGCGCAAACGTAACCGTCGCCGCAGGCTGATCCCCGCCCTGAGTGTTGTGTATATTGTCCATTATTTGTTTCGACCTCAACTGATTGTTTTCTACTGTCGTCGCTGTTGTTTCCGCTACGCGACTCTCGGTTGCGTCCACCTGTGAAGTTGGCTCAGGCTCACCCAAATCTTCTTGAGCACGCCCCACGCCAACCGAAGGATCAGCCGGAACTGCCACAAGTGAAATCTCGAACGCTTCCCAACGGGTGACTGTTCGTTTGTCAGGCGCGTTGCCTCGACCCTTCTCGGTCTTGTAGTCCAAGACCCGATACCCAAAACTGACGTTAGTACGGATGCCGTCAATAACGTCTTGAAATTCTTCCTCTGCGACAGCTTTACGTGAGAACTTCACGATAGCGTGTGCGCGCTTATCTTCTCCGACCCACGCTTTGATGACCTTTCCGATCTGTTGGCGTGTGTTGTGGTCTGAGAGCAAGGCACCACCTGCGTTAAGTCTATTGAGTTCTGCCGCGCGCGGAGTCATCTCCAAGACTTCTAGCCCGTACCATCGTTCGACCTCGATCTCGCTTGCAAACGAGAGTTCTGCTGTACGCGCTTCCGCGTCGATCTTACTGACCTCCGCAACTGCGGCGCGTGTAAATGTCTCACTTAGCATCCGCTGATCGCGCTGCTCAATGATTTCATCTGGATTTTCTTTATTCATTCAACTCCCTCGGCAAATGAGTTATTTCTTCGCCTTATCTTGTTTTTCAGTGCTGCCGTCACTTTCGGCTTCGCTGTCTTTAGCTTCCGCTGCTGCCTCTGCCGCCTCTGCTGCAATCTGCGCTTGGGCTTCCTGCATCGAAACTGTATCCGCGAGGGTGACGCCCTTCTTCTCCATATAAGCTCTCTCGTAGGCGATCTGGTCGATCGTTTCCTCGAAGTCCTTACCTCTCTCACCGAGCACATCGGAAACAGTGCCGAATCCTCGGTCAACAGCTAGAGCGCTCGCTGTAATATCTTTGAGGGGATCAACCCACTCAAACCCGCGTCCGCGCCAAATCGGGTACATCACTTGATCTATGGTGCTGATCGGAATCAGCCGGGGCGCGTTGAACATCAGCCACTTCTCGAAAATGTCTTGATAAAGTTGGTCAGCTAACCACTTCTGAAGCATCCTCCACACTTCACGTTCCTCGATCGTGCCGGCGCGGATAGATGAGAAGTTGACTTGAGTCAGGTCAGACGTGAGCGTGCTGTAACTGACACCGAGGCTTGTCGCGATCTTGCGCAGCATCCTCGTACTGAAACTTGAATCCTGTGGTTTGTTCGGTGAGAACTCGTGAACGGTGTAACCCGCCGGAATCTCCAAAATCTGCCCCGGCGCAACCTCACCGTTAATCCCGGCGGTTTGCTCCGATGATGGATCGAGAGGCGCAGGCGGCGATACAAACGCCATATTAGACGCATTGATTCGCGCACCTACAAGTTCAGCTTCATCGAACCCGTCGAGCTGATTCATCGTAAGCATCGCGCCGTGCGCCCACGTGATCCCGCGTCCCTGACCCACACGATCCTTAATGAAGCGGTGAATGATCTGCTCTGCCGGAACACGCAAACGACGAGCGTTCTGCGGTATAACTTTCAACCCCGGTACTGATGTCGTTGACCACTGCGGATCAGTGAAGTAATACGCTACCGGCTTATCGAACACGTCGTACTCGATCGACATAACGACCCGACCACCGTTAGGTAGCTTGTCGTCGTTGTAGTCCTCATCGAGCCAATCGACATCGAGCATTTGCAGCTTCAAGCCGAACTCACTTGTACTGTCAAAGATCAGGCGGATAAGAAACTCGCCATCAGTCGCACAGGTGCGGAGAGCGAGTGATGCAATATCTCGAAGCGACTGCTGCCCTGTGACATCGCAGAAAGTCTTTCGTGACCAACGCTTCCACTCATCCTCGACGCGCCGGTTCAAATCTTCTTTCTTTTCTCCGTTCGATTTCTTCGCATCGACTTGGAGTTTCAACCCTTCGATACCTATCACGTTGGCGTCGAGCTTCTTGAGGAAGCCAATGAAGTAGTCGTTATCTCGGGCAAGAGCACGTCCGTTCGCCCTAAGCTGACGGATCGACCCACGTATATCTTGATTCGCTGATGCGTTCGAGCTGTGTCTGTCGTTGACTAAGCGCGAGTTTTTACCTGCTGAATACTGTCGTTCCATATCGACAGCGCCAACAGCAAGAAAAGCCTTTTCTGCGATCCTTTCGAGCAGACTCATAAATAAAATAGGGCGCTTACCGGATAACCCAACCGGCGCGGACAGAGCAATCCTACGCCCTTAATCACCTACGAAGGTGAATTTGTGTCTCTTAAAAAGTGGTTGTTCATTCGCGCTGCGTTTCTCGGCTGCCACAATCGCGGCGTAGTAATCGCGAACCTGCTTCAACTCGACTAGATTCAGGCGCGACAAGCTGCGTGAGCCTGATCCCGACTGAATCACATACGACTGTTGATCTCTCGACGCTTTACCAAGCATCGTGGCGTCGATGGCTTCAAGAATCTTCTCCGCGACCGAACGCCCGTCGTAAACACCTGCGCCGGTGATCTTGCCGATGACCCACACAGTGCCGTCCGTTATGTACGTGCGTCCGCCTGAGCCGCCTTCCGCGACGATCTGATACCAATACTGACCCGTAGCAAGATTCTCTGTATCCGCTGCGTCGAGGGTGAACTCTATGTTGTTGCCGTCCACCGTGCCGCTCTTAATGAACGACGCCGCGCCGCCTAGTACAAACTTTGGTGTGTACCCGGTCGGTACACTATCAGCAACATCTTCGACCGTGAAGGTCAAATCGAAGTTGGCGCGAATATCTGAAGGAACCATTATGTGTGACCTTGTTTCCGAAACTTGCTGACAAACCCTTGCGTCTGTCCAAACTGACGTACAAAACCCTTCTGATGACCTGCTACGGAATTTTCAGACACATACAGTGTATCAGTTTTTGGTGCGCAATGCAAATTCTCTTGCGCCAATAAGCGCTCGAAGTCGATATTTAGGTAATAAAGCGCCGCCATCGCGTACACACGGCAGTCAAGCGCCTCATTTCGCGCCCGGATTTTCTTATACATCCACTGACTGTATCCGTGCGGGTCGTGCTTATCGAACTTCTTGATCTTCTTGACGCGCTTCTCGGCTGTAAGTTGTTTGTAATACTCATCGTCATATCCGATAGGGAAATGACAGTAACCTGCTCCGGGTTCTAAAACTTTGAGGTAGCCAAAGAGCTTGTCTTTGACCATATTAACGCCGACCGTGTAGAGTAGCGCCCCGCCCTTGATCCTAGACGGACGCATTGAGATCATCTCTTTAGCACCTGTCGAGCGCCCTATGATGGCGAGGAACTTCTTACCTTGGTGCGCCTTCGTGAACGCATACACCGCCTGTGTGTTGTGACCGGCTGAGTCGATACATACCGCGTCGATCGTGCGTGTCAACCGGTTACCGTTCGCGTCCTCGCGCTCACACTCGTACTTCTTGTTTAAGACCTCGAACAACTGCTGCCACACTTGAGGTTGATTCGTGTCGCCTCGGATGACAAAGTAGTTGATCGACCACGATTCCTCACCTACGCCCCACCCTACGACCTCGCACTCTAGGCGATCCGGCTGAGTATCGACCCCGGCAGTAAGCGCAAGCACGCCGAGCGGTACTTCCGCGTTGTATTCTTCCTCGCGCGCCTCCAGACCTTTAACGTCCGCGCCTTCTTGATCCGTGTCCCACGTCTCGCCGAGCAGTGTATTGATAAAGACCTTCAGCAGCTCAGGTTTACCTTCTTTCGCGGCTTTCGACGCGGCGATGAACTCGGTCGCCATCTCGTGCCAATGGAACCAAGGTGAGTTGAGCGCGTTGATCGCGAACCCGATCGAGCCTTTATGGAGTCCTTCGGTGAGAACAGTCTCAAGGTTGATGCCGTCCTCATCGCGCCATTCAGCGCCGTTCGCCGGGTCGATCATCCAGAGCTTGTGGTGCGGCTCGATCATACAGCCCTGCTCGCAGATGTAGTAGCACTCTTTGATCGCGCCGTTATCGTCAAGCTCCCAATGCAGCCGGTAGATGTCGCCGTCGCGCCACTTCAGAACTTGAAGGGTGTTACAGTGAGGGCAGGGGACGTGATACCGGAACCCGTGACTTGCGTCAAACAGTTCCTCGATCCGGGACTCGCCTTTGATCGTCGGTGTTGATGTCGGTACGATCTTACGGTTCGAGAACGTCGTTGCGCGCCGGATCGCGAGTGTTAGGGGGTCGCCTTCGTTGTCCACGTCGCGCGGGTATCTATCGACCTCATCGGCGAGCACAACCCTGATCGGGTTCGATGCAAGACCTGAAGCAGCGTTGGCGCCTGCCATCAGCAAGTGACCACCAACAAACGCTTTGGATAGCACCGTATTGTCGCTGTCGCGCGACTTGTCATCTGCCATTACAGCAGAGAGTACCGGTGTGTCTCGAAGCATAGGCTGAATGCGCTTCTTCGAGTAGTCCTTCATTCGATCCACAGTCGGCTGAATGAGTAGGATCGGGCAGGGGTCGTGATGTATGAAATAACCGCAGGCGTTGTTAAGGACTTCCGACTTTCCGACCTGCGATGATGTTTTGAGTACGACGGTGTGAACGGTCGGCTCTGTGATCGTGTCCATCCACGCTCGGGCATACGGTACACGGGAAGTGCGCCACCGTCCGGGTTCGGCAGAGGCTTCTGGTGACAGTATGCGGTGCATATCCGCCCAATCAGAGATCGTTACTCCGCCTTGAGGGATCGCTGCGTCCGCCGCTGCCGCGAATATGTCGAAAACCTGTTGTGTGACCACGTAGTTATTCGATCGTCATTGAGAGCGTCTTAGTCTCGATAGTTGTCGGTTGAATCGGTTCCGCCGGGATGATCGCGCTCAAATCCTGATCCCCCTCGACTGTGAGGAAATGATCGGGCATTGACTTGAGTTCGTTGAATGCGTCTGCAAGTGCCGTTCGTAGTCTAGCTTCGATCTCAAGCGCATCGGTGAGTCCAAGCAGTTTAGGCGCCAAGATGCTAGGTGTTACCCTGACGACGCGCATATAGAGCGTCTTAATCAGTTCAGCCGCTGCGGTTTTCATATCAGCGACCGGTACAAGCTCCCCCCGGAGTCTCGCCACAAGCAGCTCCGCCTTCTCCGCGTCCGCGATTGCTCGGCGCTCTTTAGCATCGTGACCGATGTCGTTATCTTTCGACGCGATTGCCTCGATAGCAAGCATCTTATCGAACAGCCTCGACCGTCCTTCCTGCTTAAAAGGCACACCGCCCTTCTCAAGACGCAAGTTTATGGTGCGCCTATCTCGACCGGTGATGCGGTGCAGTTCTTCTTTGGTGACCCAATCTATATTTCGCGCCATTATTTGCTTTTCGCTGTTTTTAGAGCAATACGGAGGTTTTTACCCAATCTATCGACGTAATGGTTCGCATTCATCGTTTTTACAGCAGTTTTCGTGAATACCTTCGTCTGAGGCACCCTTACGCGCGGCTGTAAAACGGCTTTGACGACTACACGTGTGCCTCCGGTGCGCTCTTTCTTGCGTCCGATCCGCAGGTTGCCTCGTGAGTCGCGTAGTAGTGTGCCGGCTGAAGTTTGACCCACACGTTGTAGAACTAACCACTTACCCGACCGCGCTGACCTCACTTTGAACGCTTTAGTGCGCTTTGTGTTCGCGAGCAGCTTACCCGCCTTCTGTGAGGGGGGCATCTTCGCCATCAAGCTCGGTCGCGCGTTACCAATGTCCGGGATGGCGAGGTTGGTACCTGATCCCCGGTTGCCTTGGTCAACTTTCTTGATCCCGCTGTTGTAGCCTTCTTCTTCGAGCAACCAATCCGCTGCGGTGCCGACCTCTCCCGCCAACTCACCTGAGCGCTTCGCAAACCTGACCTTCACTCCAAACTTGTTGCCGGGATCAGTCCAATTACCTCGAACGTGCAGACCCCGCTTCAGTGCGCGAGGGATGTTCTCTTGCGAGCGCTCAAGCAGATCGTTCGTTGTACGGTATGCCGCGAACCTGAGCTGCTTCGCCAGAGACGCAACTCCGGCGATGTCGCCACTAATTGTGATGCTCAATTTCGCCACGCATACAGTGTATCAGAACGCCGCGAAAAAAGCTAGTCACACGTCATTTTGGGGTCATTTTAACGCCAACCACAATATGCAGACTCAAACACTGTACTTTTCAAAATCGACCACAAGATATTGTGCCTCTCGATCTCGCCAAAAGTTGCTGTAACCGGTTAAGTTGTTGATTCTAAAGCCGTGTAACCGATCTGTAACCAAAATGAAAAATCTCGGTTACAGCAAAACGGCTTTTGAGCGTGACGCTAACTATAATAATAATAATAATTTAATTATATATATATATAGTAACACCTTATGTGCTGTAACCGTGTAACCGGTTTTTTGATGTAGGTTTCTATGGCGGCTCCGCCGGATCGCCGAGGGGCATTTTGGAGAGCTGCGAAAAATATAAAGTAATGGTGTGAAAAACCGGTTACACGGTTACACGGCTTTAGAATCAATAACTTACACGGTTACAAATCGGTTACAAATCGGTTACAAATCGACCCAAAACCGGTTACAGGCTCTCGATCTGGTGTAACCGCGATATGCAACCATTCGGTTGCGAAAGGCGGTAACCCCGAAAAAAATTCCGACTAGCGATCGTGTGCGGTCGCGCGACACC